TAAATCTAGATTATTTAAGAAACCTTCAGCAGTCTGTATAAAAGGAGTCATTTTATTAATATTATCCATTAATTCTTTTTGTTGATGTACAAGACTAGCAGTTTGTTGAGTAAGTCCTTCAACCCCACCTTCTCCAATTTTGGATTGTAAATTTTCATATGCTTTTTCTAAAGTATTGGCATAATCAATTCTGTTTCCCTTTCCTTTTGTTTTTGATTGATTTTGTGGTTCTCCTTGGATTCCATCCATACCTTCTTTAGCAGCTTCGGCACCAGCATTTACTCCCGCACTAGTAGCATCTTGTCCGACCTTCTCTTTTTTAGCATCTTTGTCTACTTTTTCAGCATCTTTATCCATTGATTTGCCAATATTTTTTTTTCCTTCTGTCATAGTTTCCATACCTTCTTTAGTTGTGTAAATAACTTTGGGGGTGCGAGTAGTAGCAAAAATAGAAGTAGTAATAATGGAAATAATTAAAACAATAATCATATTTTTACTAAAGTAGGTGGATAAGAAACCAACAATCAAAAAGAAAACAACAGCTTCCAAATTGTTAGTGATTAAATATCCTAATAAATTTAAAATGGCTACGACAAAAACGATGTATAATACATTTTTATCATTTAAAAGTTGGTCCATTTTTGGCATCTTAATTTTAGATTTCATTATATAGTAATACTAGAAAAAATTGATTAAGATAAAGTAATAAAATTAAGTAATAAAATTAAAACATGGTTAATTCTAAATTTAAACTAGCAATTGTAAATTTATGGAATGGGAAAATTCATGGGCAAATACCTGATAATGAAATACCAAATGAAGAACAATTATCAAAATACTTTATTAATGATTCTTCAATAAATATAGAGGAATTCTTTGATAAGGGAAATTATAGGTATATAGGAAGATATATAAACATGATGAATTCCCAAATTAATAATATGAATGATTTAAATTTATTTGGTGAATATTATGGCCCTATATTTAATAATCTACTTGAAAAAAAAATAATAGGACTGCAAATAATTCAACCTATTAAAGTTGGATATTATGAATTAGCAATGATAAAAACTCATTGGATCAGATTAATTCAAAGAAGATGGAGAGAAATTATGAAAAAAAGACTACAATCAAAAAAGAATTTATTTAATTTACGACATAGAGAGATATATGGGAAATATCCTGAATCTTGTAATATCCCATTTAAACTAGGTCTTTAAGTATGTTAAAAATAATATTTAAATACTAATTTAAAGAAAAAATAAGTTGAATTTATTTTTTAAATGAATTTTAATTAATCTCTCTATTTTCTCTCTAACAAGTGATTTTACAAGAGTTATTCGATAGAATGGAAAAGAATCGTTTGTAATGAAAAAGAAAATAATCTATACAACTCTTTGGAAATAGATAATTAGAGAGAAAATAGAGAGATTAATTAAAATTCAAAATTAAATCAATTTAAAGTTTAATATTAAATATTTTATCAAAATAAATTGGTTCATTTTGTTGTTTTGAATAAATTGAATATAAATCAATATTAAAAGATAAAACTAAAATAAAGAGTATAGATTTTATTATAAACGAGGGCATATTTCCACTATGATAATGATATATAAGTAATAACATAGTTGCTAATAAGTTAAAAAAATTAATAGCTAAATCTATTAAATACACATTATTTTTTAATTTGCCATATTTCCAACTTAAATAAAACGAAAAAAAGAAAACACATTGAATAATAAAATAAAAAAGTATTTTAAAGTTTTTGTGGTTAAATATTTTATTCATATTAAAATATTTAAATATTATTTATTTATCGTCTTCCTTTTTTTCTAGAATTTTTTCCTCTTCTTCTTCTCTTTCCTTTTCCTCTTCTGGATTTACCATAAGTATATCCTCCTACAGTTGATCCTCTCATAGGAGGAGGCACATATGCAGCTGGTTTTGAGGTATTAGCTTTATTTGCGGCAGCTTGAGCAGCAGGATTTCCAACTGCGGCTCCAGCAGTATCTATAGCACCAGCAATACTGTCAATATCTTTTTTAAGTAAATTTAATTGACCTTCTAGTGCAGATGTATCACTCATAGCAGTAATACTAGCTTTTAACTTATTTAAAGTTGATTCTTGTCTATCATTAGCACTCTTAATTAATTCTTTGACTTGGGCTTTTGCTTGAGCACCTTGTCCTTTAATTTTATCAATATTTCCTTGAAGTGCTTGAACTTGTTTATTACAATCACCTATAAGAGCCATTAATTTTTGCTTATTACTAGTAAGAGCCTTAGATGTAGTCTCTACAGTAGCGACTAAATCTTGTAAGTCAGCCATTTTATTTAAGGTTGCTTGGTAATCATCATTCCCACTTGACATTATATATTTTATTTATAAAAAAATATATAATTATCCTTTTCTAATTAAATTTGCTAAAGAGTTTCTACTTTTACGCAATGATTCTTGAACTTTTTCTATTTTCGGAAATATATCATCTATATTAGGAGTTTGAACATTATCTATTTCGGTTAATTCCATTTCATCTTCTTGTATCATAGAGAGAATATTCAATAAAATAGATTCTTGTTTTTTTAGATCTTCATTTATTTTTTTTAATTTCTCTCTACTACTCTTTGTTGTAGCTTCCATTCTTCCCATTTGTTTTTCTCTTTCTTTTAATAAATTATATATTTCTTCTATTGAAACCTCACTCATCTATATTATTAGAAGAATTAATATCTTCATCGTTATTTTCTACTAAATCATCTATTTCACTTTTTAAAAAGGATATTTCTTTCATAATTTCTCTCTGTTCTTGTTTTGATTCCTTTAATTTATTATCTGTTAGTTTTAAATCTACACTTATATTTTCGATATAATCGTTTAATCTTTTTAAAAATACAATTTGTTGCTCTTTTTGATCTATTATATGTTTATTATAATTATCATAATCTTTTGCTACCTCTCTTAATAAATCATTTTCTCTCATATTACTTTTTAATTGTTGCCTCTTTGCACATAAAATTCTTTTTCTATTTTCTAATTCTGCTTTTAGTTGAAAAATTTGTTGGTCTCTCAAAGCTAAATTCATCTTATATATTTATTATACTTTTATTTCTCTCTTTTTCTTAATTAGTCGCTACATCTCTACATACCTTAATATTATTAATATTGATATTATACTACATAATGTAGATAAATGATATTATTTAAAAGATATAAAAATCTAGGCATATAATATTTAGGATGTCTAAAACTCAAACAGAACTTTTATTACAAGAAGACGATAGTAGATATGTTATGTTTCCATTACAAGACCAAGATATATGGAAAATGTATAAAAAACAAGTCGATTGTTTTTGGAGAGCAGAAGAAATCGATTTAAGTAAAGATATGTCTCATTGGGAAAGCTTAACCAATGAGGAAAAGTATTTCATAAGTCATATTTTGGCTTTTTTTGCGGCGAGTGATGGAATAGTATTAGAGAATTTGGCAGCAAGATTTATGGGAGAAGTTCAATTGAGTGAAGCAAGAGCTTTTTATGGTTTCCAAATAGCCATGGAGAATATACATTGTGTAACAGGTGAAACAAAAATATTAACTGATAATGGGTATTATGAAATTAAAAGCTTGGAAAATAAAAAAGTAAATATATGGAACGGTGAAGAGTTTTCTGAAGTAGATGTGAAATATACTGGTCATCAATCTATTTATAAAGTATCATTATCAAATGGTATGGAATTAAATTGCAGTCCTGGACATAAATGGTTAATTCAGACAGGTAACGAATTACATCCTGAAAGATGTAAATGTGAAGAAATAGAAACTACTAATTTAAATGTTGGAAATATTATTGAGAGATATGAATTTCCTTTTATTGAATTTACAAATGAAGACGAATTTTTAAATCCATATATGCATGGATTTTTTTGTGGAGATGGTAGTTATTGTAATAAATATCCAATTATTATGTTATATGATAAGAAAAAAGAATTATTACCTTACTTTAAATATGATTCATATCAAGAGCACAGTAATAGAATAACATTTTATATAACAAAATTTATTAATAAGGATAAATTTGTTGTGCCTATAAATTATGATAAAGATATTAGACTTAGATGGCTAGAAGGATTTGTAGATGCAGATGGATGTATTAATCTTAATAAAACAAAAGATTCGACATCTATTCAAGTTGCATCAATAAATTTTAAATTTCTACAAGATGTACAATTATTATTAACAACTCTAGGTATTCAAAGTAATATAAGCTTAAATCATAAAGAAGAAATGCGATTATTGCCTAAAAATGATGGGTCTGGAGAAAATGCTTTTTATCAATGTAAAGAGTGTCATGTATTATATATTACAGGTAGGTCTGTAAACATATTGATGGATTTAGGATTTTCACCAAAAAGATTAAAACTTGAATATTGTGAAAGATTAAATAATTGTGTCGAAAAATCTAAAAGAATTAAAGTAGTTGATATTCAAAAAATATCAGAAAGTGATGCTACTTATTGTTTTAATGAACCAATAAAACATAGAGGTATATTCAATGGTATTTTAACTTGTCAAAGTGAAACTTATAGTTTGCTCATAGACACTTATATTAAAGATCGGGAAGAGAAAATGACTTTATTTAAAGCCATTGATAACTTTCCATGTATAAAAAAGAAGGCTGATTGGGCTATTAAATGGATCCAAGATAAACGCAGTTCTTTTGCTACTCGATTAATAGCATTTGCTTGCATAGAAGGTATATTCTTTTCAGGAGCATTTTGTAGTATATTTTGGTTAAAAAAGAGGGGTCTTATGCCTGGATTAACATTTTCTAATGAATTAATTTCTAGAGATGAAGCATTACATACAGAATTTGCTATATTATTATATAGTAAATTAAATAAAAAAGTTAGTAAATCAAGAGTAATGGAAATAATCAAAGAAGCAGTAGAAATAGAAAAAGAATTTATTAGTGAAGCACTTCCCTGTAGATTAATAGGTATGAATGGTGACTTGATGTGTCAATATATAGAGTTTGTAGCAGATCGATTATCACTTCAATTAGGATATGATAAAATATATAATAAATCAAACCCATTTGATTTTATGGATATGATAAGTATAGAAGGTAAAACAAATTTCTTCGAAAAGCGTGTTTCTGAATATGCTTTGGCTGAAAAAACAAAAACGGAAGATGTATTTGAATTAAGTGATGATTTTTAAATAATAATTTAAATATAAATATAATTAATTAATTATGGAATTACCTAATTTATTAATTAATTCTCACATAAATAATTCAAATGCTTTACAATTATTATTAGACAGTATTAATTTGTTGGAAGGAGTTTTTAATATTTATATAGTTATTGGTGGATGTTATGATTTACCTTGTTATGATATTACGAAGAGAGAAAATCAAACTATAATTAAGGCTAATCATAATTCTATTGATTTTACAGCATTTATAAGTATTTTAGAATGCAAAGATCTTTTAAATATAAAAAATAACGATAGTTTTTTGTATTTGCATGATACATGTAAAGTTGGATTAGAATTTATAAATAAATTAAAAAAATATACACCATTTAATACGATAGGAATTGGTCATCCAAGTATGAATATAGGAATATATGAAATGAAAACATTGAAACAATTTGAGAGAAATATAATGGAATTAAAAAATAAAGACCCATTGAAAGAATTATATTTTAAAAATCATGGATTTAATGTAGAAGGATTAATATTTTATTTAAGTAGATGTCCGTTAATAATTAATAATGAAGCTCCTTATGAAGTAAAAGGTTATGAAGATGTATATAATACAGGATATAAAAGAAGAATTGATTATATTGAATGTTTAGATCTATATAAATTTAAGGCTAATTATCCGAATTCAGAGAGAAATGATAAAAATAGATTGTCTTTATAAACCATCTTATTTAATAGATTCATCAAATTTTAAAGACTCATTTCGTTTCGTTTAGTATAATTAAATCTAAATTTACTAATATTAAACATATGTGTGGTATTTCAGCTATTATATGTAAAAATAAAAATAATAATTCACTAAAAATACTACTAGACAGTCTAGGACAATTACAGAATAGAGGATATGATTCATTCGGTATATCATTTATCAATACAAGTAATAAATTTTATCTACATAAAAAGGCATGTATTGAGCCAAGTGAAGATAATTTTACTAGTTTTTCTAATGAATTACATGATTTAACCGCTAATATATCTATAGGTCATACGAGATGGGCGACGCATGGTGTAGTTTCAACTGAAAATGCTCATCCGCATTTATCACAATCTGGGAAACTCAACTTAATACATAATGGAATAATAGAAAATTATAAAATATTAAAGACAGAATTATTAGGTAAAGGATTTATATTTAAATCAGATACAGATAGCGAGGTTATTGTGAATTTAATAGATTATTATTATAATTTAACTGAAACAGAAATAGAGGAAGCTATTAAAATGGCAATTGATAGATTAGATGGTACATATGGATTAGTAATTCAATGTATTGATAATCCATCATCAGTATATATTATTCGCAATGGTTCACCTATTTTAGTTGGTGAAAACGAAAATTATATAATAGCTACATCTGAAGCTTCTGGATTTATAAACCAAATGAATAATTATTATGTAATAGAAAATAATGATTTGGTAGTTCTTTCTATGGACCATGGTATAAAAACCAATATTGTATATAAACCGGTTAAAGCACAAAATACTTTATATAATTTAAGCCCTGATCCTTATGAACATTGGACTCTTAAAGAAATTATGGACCAATCAGATTCATTATTAAATTCACTTAATAATGGTGGACGAATATTCAATACAAAAATAAAACTAGGTGGATTAGATTATATTAAATCATATATAGACAAAATTGTAAATGTCATTTTTGTGGGTTGTGGAACAAGTCTGAATGCATGTCATATTGGAAGAATATATTTAAAATCATTATCAGTTGTAAATAATGTTCAATGTTTTGATGCAGCAGAATTTGAAATTAATGATATTCCTTTATCTGGAAAAACACTATTAGTTATGTGTAGTCAGTCTGGAGAAACAAAGGATTTACACAGAATTATTCAATTAATAAATGATAAACCAAATATAATTACTATGGGTGTTATTAATGTAGTAAATTCCCTTATTGCACGCGAAGTAGACTGTGGTATTTATATGAACGCAGGAAGAGAGGTTGGAGTTGCGTCTACAAAATCATTCACTAGTAGTCTGCTTATTTTTAAATTATTTTCCTTTTGGTATTTTCAAACAATAAAATGTAATAATGCTAATTTAAACAAATCCATTATACAAAATATTAGAAATATCAACATACAAGTAGGAACAATAAATAACAATATAGATTCCTTAATAAATGATAAACATATATCATTATTGAACAAAGAGAATTTGTTTATATTGGGAAAGGGGAAAATGGAACATATTGCGAAAGAAACAGCCTTAAAAATGAAAGAGATTTGTTATATTCATGCTGAAGGTTATTCGGGGAGTGCTCTTAAACATGGTCCATTTGCTCTTTTAACACCAGATTTTCCAGTAATATTAATTATTGATAAGGAAAATGAAGAAAAAATGTGGAATGTTTATAAAGAAATTGAAAGTAGAAAGGCAAATATATTAGTCATCAGTGAAATAAGTAATTTAAAATTAGACACAACTAAATACATAATTGTTCCTGAAAATAAAGAGATACAAGAAATATTATTTATAACCGTATTACAACATATATGTTATAAATTAGCATTGAAGAGACAAATTAATCCAGATAAGCCTAGAAATCTGGCGAAAGTAGTGACAGTCGAATAATTTATTTATACTTAAATCGGTAAAATATTTAAATACTTTATTATATACAAATATAATGTCTAAAATAGCTTTTATTACTGGAATAACGGGACAAGATGGTTCTTATTTATCAGAATTGTTATTAGAGAAAGGATATAAAGTTTATGGAATTGTTAGAAGAACATCTTTAGTATATAGTTACAGTAGAATAGATCATATAAGGAGTAAATTAAAATTAGAATATGGAGACTTAACAGATGGGTCATCAATAACTAATATAATACATAAAATTATAAATGAAAACACTAATTTTGAAGTATTAGAAATTTACAATTTGGCCGCACAAAGTCATGTTAAAATTTCATTTGAAATTCCAGAATACACATCCTTAGTAGATGGTATAGGCACTTTAAAAATATTAGAAGCAATTAGAGTATTATCATCAGAAATTCAAAGTAAAATTAAATTTTATCAAGCAGGAACAAGTGAAATGTATGGGGAAGTAAGAGAGACTCCTCAAAATGAAAATACCCCTTTTAATCCACAATCCCCATATGCTTGTGCAAAAGTATATAGTCACTTTTTAGTTAAAAATTACAGAGAAGGATATGGTTTGTATGCTTGTAACGGAATTTTATTTAACCACGAGAGCTCTAGAAGAGGAGCTAATTTTGTAACGGCCAAGATTATAAATGGTGTTAAAGATATAATGAAAGGAAAAATACCTTTTCTACAATTAGGAAATATACACAGTAAGAGAGATTGGGGACATTCAAAAGATTATGTTGAAGGAATGTGGTTAATGATGCAACAAGAAAAACCAGATGATTATGTTCTAGCTACTGGAGTTACAACAACAGTTAAAGAATTTATTGAAAAGGCATTTAAATATGTAAATATAGAAATTGATTGGGAGGGTGAAGGAGAAGACGAATGTGGAATAAATAAAGAAGATAGAACAACACTAGTAGTAATCGATAAAAAATATTTTAGGCCATGTGAAGTAGATTTATTATTAGGTGATCCCAGTAAAGCTAGAGAGAAATTAGGATGGAAATTAAATTACGATTTAGATGGATTAATAAAAGATATGT